TGGGGCCGTGCGGGCTCTGAAGTGTCGCTGCGTCTCGACGGCGCGGCAGTGCAGGTGCGGGGTGACGCCGCACCGAAGGGGAAAGACGACCCGATGAAGGTGCTGAAGATCCGAGGGCGTGAGTACAAGCTCGACGCCGAGAACGAGGTCGCCGCCGCGCAGGGCGAGGTGGGCGCCATGGAGAAGAAGAGCGACGCCGACACGGCCGCGCTCGACGCGCTCCAGAAGGCGCTTCAGGACGCCCTGGGGCAGATCGCCATGTGGAAGGCCAAGGCCGAGGCCGCGGCCAGCACGGCGCCCACGGTGACCGAAGAGATGGTGCCCGACGCGATCGCCGACGCGATCGTCACCAAGCGGGGTGAACTGCGGGCGCGCGCCCTGCGCGTGCTCGGGGAGACCGACGAGAAGGGCCAGCCGCTCAAGCTCGACGGCAAGAGCGCCAAGGAGATCCGCCGCATGACGGTCGCCAAGGCGCTCCCCACGCTCACGCTCGACTCGCTCTCCGACGAGCGCATCGAGGGCATGTTCCTCGCGGTCACGGCCGAGGGCACGGCCACCGCGCGCAACGACTCGCTCGCGAGCGCCCACCGCGCCGCGCACCCCCACACCGACCGCACCGACGGCGATGACGAGGGCGACCTCGATCCGAGCGCCGCGCTCGCGCGCCGTACCCAGACGAACTTCGAACGCCGCCGCCAGGGCGGAGAGAGTGAGGCGACCCGATGAGCGGGCCCGTCCAGACCACCTACAGCTTCGCGCCCGCGCAGGGCCTCCCCGGAATGCGCGCGGGCTTCCGCCCCGGGGCCTTCGCCCTGACGATGATCGCGTTCACCACGCTCACGGCGGGCCGGATCTACTTCAAGGGCCCCGCCTCGGGCAACGCCGTGGGCGAGGTCGGACCCATCGAGCCCGCCGCCGACGCCGACGCGATCCTCGCCACGGGCGGGGCCTCGACGGGGGGGACGCAGAGCCTGACGGGCGGCGCGCTCAACGGCGTGATCGGGGTGGGGGAGATCTACCCGCCGCGCAACGTCACGCTGACTTTTTCCAGCCACGCCGACTGGGACGCCACCAACGCGACCATCACCGGCACCGACGAGAACGGCGTCGAGACCACCGACACTCTCGCCATCCCGAACGGCGGCAACGCCACGGTGGCCGGGACGGTGAAGTTCCGCACCGTGACCGCCATCGGCATCCCCGCGCAGAGCGGGACGGGCGGGACGTTCACCGCGGGCGTCGGCACGCTCCTCGGGGCGGCCGATCACCTCGTGGCGGGCATCGTCGAGCGCGACGTGACCCGCACGTCGGAGACCTACGCCGACGGCGACCTCGTGCCGATCGGGCGCGAGGGTGAGTTCTTCGTCACCTCCGAGACCGCCGTGAAGGACGGTGACCCCGTGTGGGTCCGCGTCGTCGCGGGCGTCGGGGAGTCCCTCGGGGCCGTGCGCGCCACGCCCGACTCGGACCACTGCGTGCGGATCAAGAACGCGCGCTTCTCCTCCACCAACAGCGCCGGGCTCTCGAAGCTCACGCTCAACCTCCCCGCGGGCTGATCCACCATGAAGGACCGCTTCAACCGCAAGATGACGCCCGCGCGAGAGCGCCGCGTCGACTCGATCTTCGTCCCGAGCGCGCGCCAGGTCGCGCACCTGCTCGGGCACGACGCGCAGCTCCGCATGGACGCGTCGAGCGTCGTCCACCTCGGCCGCCAGCTCGAAGAGCTCGACGCCGAGACGTACTGGGTGGAGTACCCCGAGTCCGAGGGCGTGAACATCCTCCCCATCAAGACGAACATCCACGTCGGTGCGGAGACGTACACGTACCAGATCCGCGACAAGGTGGGCGAGTTCCAGCCGTCGGCCAACCTCACGGACGACTCGCCGCCCCAGGACATCGCGGGCGACTCGGACACCTCGAAGCTCTACTCGTGGCGCGGCCACTACGCCTACAGCGTGCAGGATCTTCGACGCGGCCAGATGGCCGGGACGGGGATCGACAACGAGAAGGCCATGGCGGCGCGCGAGAACGCCGAGACGAAGCTCGATGAAGTGCTCGCCACGGGCTACTCGGCCCTCGGCATCACGGGCTTCTACAACAACGCCAACGTCTCGGCCGTGACGCCCGACGTGGGCGACTGGCACCTCGCGGCGACGGATGCCGATGAGATCGTGGGCGACCTGAACAAGATCGTCCGCGCGGTCATCACCGACACCAAGGGCAAGGTGAAGCCCAACATGATTGTGCTCCCGCCGACGTGCTACGCGGCGGCGGACACGAAGAGGTTGCCGAACACAGAGGTGTCGGCGCTGGACTTCTTCCGCAAGAAGAACCCGCAGATCCGCGTCGAGCAGTGGGCGCGCGGCGAGACCGCGGGCTCGGGTGGCGTGCGTCGGATCATGTGCGGCCGCGCCGACCGCCGCACCCTCGAAGCGCTCGTGCCGGTGCGCTGGGAGACCTTCCCCCCGGAGATCCGGGGTCTCACCTACCGCGTCGAGTGCCACCTCCGCGTGGGTGGCGTGATCTTCCGCTACCCCGGCGCGTGGCGTCGGATGGACAACTGCTGAACCATGCGCGTCAAGAACACCAGCAAGGTCAGGATCGACCACCTCGGCCCGGGCGAGGAGGGCGACCTCACGGACAACCGCGCGACGCGGCTCCTGATCGCCGACAAGAGCCTCGAACCGCTCGAAGCGCTCCCGCCCGAACCGCCCGCGCGCCGCAAGGGCGTGGTCATCGTCGAGCGCGGCGACCGCGAGGGTCGTCACGGGCCGTCGCTCGAAGAGGCACTCGCGGAGATCGAGCGCCGCGGCGCGCGCATCGCGGAGCTCGAAGACCTCCTGCGCGAGCGGGACGCGCGCATCGCCGGGCTTGAAGAGGAGCTCGGGGCGCTCACGTCGAAGAACCCCAAGAGCCGCCACAAGGAGTGATGCGCGATGGGCTGGACGGTCGCCACGTTCAAGGCCCGGTGGTCGGAGTTCGATCCGACGCCGGACGCGACCGTCCAGGCCGTGCTCACCGAGGCCGCGCGCCAGCTCGACGCGCGACTCTTCGGCGACCGCTTCGATGACGCCGTGGGGCTCCTCGCGGCGCACAAGCTCTCCATCTCCCCGCGGGGTCAGACCGGCCGCAAGGAGAAGGGCGCTTCGTCCGACCCGTTGGCGCAGACCACCTACGGCCTTGAGCTCATCACGATGATGCAGGGCGCCGCGGGTGGGCCGTGGGCGTGCGGCATCGGGGTGAATGGAACGCCCCTGTGAGCCGCGTCACCGTCAAAGACCAGGGCTGGCGGGCGATGCTCGCGCGGGCTCGGGAGATCGCGGAGGGCCGCGCGGTGCGCGTCGGC